GCGCCGCCATGGGCTTAACAGAAACTACTGCAGTATCAACTTCCGTTGGTATGGGTGAAATAACTACAGCTACTACAACTGGTAAAATTGTAGGTACAATGGCTATTAATATGGCAGGTATGGCACTTATTAATGCCGCCTTTCCTATTCGACCATTAAATGGAAAAGATCCAGGAACCTCTGCACCTGTAAATGCTTTTAGTGGAGCTGCAAATCAAGCAAACCGTTTTGGAGCAATTCCTGTTGTTCTTGGAAAAATGCGTAGTACTGCAATGCTTGCGGCAGTACCTTATGTAGAAACATTAACAGATACCAGTTTATTACACTTATCCCTTGTCTGGGGCTTTGGACCACTAGCAGTTGATGATATTCGTGTAGGTGCAAAAACTTTAAATGAACTTTTTTATACTACTCAAGTCACAGCAGGACAAGATAATCCTGTACCAGAAACATTACTTGGTGTACCTCAGGAAACTACAAACGGTAAGCTAGATGCCTTTGATAAGCTGTACCCAACTGACGTAGAGCAAAACTTTCCACAAATTGAATTAGTTAATAATAGTATAGACGGAAATCCTCCCGCAGTAATTACTCTAGAAGAGTATGCTGAAGACATTGATGTAGCGTTTACTTTTCCTGAAGGTATGCGCAAAATTAGTACCAAAGACGGAAAGATAAGTGATGCTACTTGCTCAATTCAAGTTCGTTTACGCAAAGAAGGTGAAACGGCTTGGGCAACATTACCGTCTTACCATCTAGGCAATTATGCTTCGCCAACCCCTAGTGACACAGGCTTTAAAACTACGATTAGTTCTGCTCCTTCATATACAGACGCTAATGGTGATGTAACACCACTATATAGATGGTACGTAATTGCTATGGCACCAGGCGGTGGTATATCCGTATTTAGCGGAGCTGCCACTGATAGGCAGTATTTTGACCCTTCTACTTATATAAAAACTTTAGCTACACAAGGGTCGTACGCGTCTTTTGTAGGCACTGACGGAAATAATATACTAAGGTTGCCTAGTATTCCCAACGGCTATATTAAATTACATACTTTATGTTTTCTTGGCTCTAGTTATTTACCGGACGCTACAGTATCACACCTAACTACTACAGGTACAACTGTTATAGAAGGTTTAGGACTTACTTCTGTTACAAGAGGAGTACAGCGCACTTCAGCTGGTGTACCTATTTTAGATGCGGATAATAATCAGATTGCTACAACTGATTATGACATTGTTGTAGCAGCAGGACGAATTGTAAATAATGCAGTTGCTGCAGGCACACCACAAACTATATTTAGTGCTACTCAATTTTCTGGTGTTGGCGGTCCCTCTGGCAGTTGGAGAGGGTGGAATACATTTTTAACAAATAACGGAGTATGGCAATACACAGGGCAAACACCCCTTGCTGAATTTGATAAAACTGCGCTGGTAACTTTTCCAGAAGCAGGGTACTATGAAATCTTAGCAACTGCTGATGACGAAGGCTATGTAAGCATTGATGGTGCAAAGTTAATTACAATTCAAGGTGCTAATGCGTTTGCAAATGTGGGAAAAACTTGGTTTTATGCTGAAGCTAACAGTGTACACGCAGTAAGAATGAAAGGTTTGAATTCTGGAAGCGGTGCAGCTGCAGTAGCTTTAACTATTACATATGCTAAAAATGCTGGACTAAATATTGCGGGTTCTATGGGTAATGAGCTAATATTTGGCAAAGACGGTTTCTTTTCGCAACGAAAAGACGCATTTAACTACGTTTATAAAATGCGTGGTCTACCACGAGCAAAATACTCTATTCAAGTAATTAGAACAAACGATGATGTAACAGAAAAAGACGAAGACCCAGACCATAGGTATTATACTAAAGCAATTCTTTATGCAGTAACAGGATATAATAAACAAACGCTAAATTCTAACAACGTATTAGTACCAATTCGTGTTGTAAAGAATCCGCCGAATTGCCACCTAGCAAGAACTTTTATTAAAGTCCAAAGCACTAATAAAATAAATGGTAGTTTAGAAGGTGTTAATGCTTTAGTGCAGACTAAGGCTAATGTATTAAATAGGCTAACAAACGATTGGAAAACTGTAGATGTTACTAACAATCCTGCAGCACTATTTCTTTATGTATTAATGCATCCTGCCAATGCGTATAGAGTAGCAAACAATATTATAGATGCCGCAAACTATGTAGACTTAAATGCACTAGCGGATTGGTATAAGTTTTGCGAGCCTATGACTTATGCAAACGGTAAATGGACTAGAGATCTTACTAAGCCTTTACTTACTTATAATGCAGTACTAACTAGTGTTACTAGTGTTATGGATGTATTAAAAGACATATGCTCTGCTGGTAAAGCTAGTCCTAATTATATAGACGGTAAGTGGACAGTAGTAGTTGATAAACCACGTACTGGAGTAGTCCAGCACTTTACTCCCCACAATAGCTGGGGTTTTGAGTCTACAAAAATACTTCCACGTATACCTGATGCTTTTCGTATTACTATTGCTGATGAAGAAAAAGGCTATCAAGCAAATGAGTATAGAGTATATAATATTGGTAAAAGCGAAAGTAATGCAGAGTTGTTTGAAGAAATTAGTTTACCTGGAGTAACTAACTTTGCTCAGGCAAAACATATTGCCCAGTGGCATATGGCACAGCTAAAGTTGCGTCCGGAAATGTATTCACTAAACGTAGACTTTGAGTACTTAGTTTGTAATCGTGGAGACGTAGTGCGCGTTACTCACGATGTTCCATTATGGGGCAGTGGCAGTGGCAGAATTAAAGCCTGTACTGTAGGCAGCGCAACAATAACTTTAAGTGAAGAAATTTATTTAGAGGCTACAAAACCTTACAACATTAGGATTAGAACTAATTTAGGTGCTAGTGTGTTAAAAGCTTTAGCAGCAATAACTACAACAGGCTACTCCAATAGCATTACTTTATTATCAGCACTAACATCTGGCGACGGCGTAAATCCTGATGATTTATTTATGTTAGGTGAAGTCAGTAAAGAATCGCAAGAATTAGTTGTGTTAAGTATAGAAACTTCTAGCAATGTTAGCGCAAAACTCACACTGGCCGACTACTCACCACAAATTTACACAGCTGATTTATCTGGGTATTTATCATATAATTCAAATATTACAAGCAGTGCCAATTATTTAGTTAACTCAATAATTAATGAAGCGCCTACTATTGTTTCAGTAAACAGCGATAGTGCCCTAAGTGAACAAATTAGTAACGGCACATATACCAATACTGCTATTATTAGTTACACTAATAGTAACAATCTTAGTGCAAGCGCAGAAAGAGTTCAGCTGCAGGTAATTCCTGGGGATGTGTTATTTGATACAAGCTCGCCTTCTTATTATGCACCTAAAGATTCTTCTAGTATCACAGTACAACAATTAGTCACTGGTCTTCTTTACAAAGCTAGAGCTAGGTATACTAATAATATTGGAAGTAATTCTGGCCCTTGGTCTGAAACTTTTTGGTTTACAAATGGTGGAAAAACACTGAGCGGATCTATTGCTCCACAATTAAGTATAGACTTAGATAAAACAGATATTGTTGTAACTCCAAATACTGCACTAAAAACAACCGACTTTGATACCTACGAGTACAGGTTATATAAAGATACTGGTGTAGAAGATTTTTGGGAAATAGTTCCAAATCCAGCGACAAATAATATCACAGTTATACAAAGTACGGGGGTAGCTAGATTTGACGTTAGAAAACAACCACGACCACGACTATCAGCAGCCGGAGTTACTTATCGAGTAGCTTGTAGAGCTCTAGATAAACAAGGCAATTATAGTACTATAAGTACTCTAGGATCAATAGTTATTAAAACTATTACTTAAAGGATAAGCATGGCGGCATTTTTATATCCAGGCGCAAAATCATTACAACTAGTATTAGACAGACCATACGATACTATTAGAACTACAGATGTTAGAGATGACTTAGTGGCTATAAAAGTCTGGTATTCACTAACTACTGGTTTTAATCCTAACAATGGGGAAGGTACGCTTGTACCTTCCGGAAATAGTTTAAACGTAACTATACCTAATCTAACTCCTAAGACTCGGTATTACGTAAAGTATGCTTTTATTAGTGCAATTGATGAAGACGAACTAGATCCAGCTGGCCCCACAGGCCCTGGATCTTATACTGTTTCTGCTGAACTAACAGCAGTAGTACTAGAAGAAAATATAAGTGTTTACGGATATTTAACAAATGATCCTACGCCTATAGTTACTGCTGCTGATGGTACTGGAGGTAGCTTTTCTCAAGCTGCAGGTGTTTTTAAAGTCTTTTACTTAAGTTCAGAAGTCACTGGCCAAGGCCCTGTTTATGCTATTAAACCTTTTAGTATAGATAGTCTTACAGGAGTAATTATAAACGCTACTACTGGCGTTTACAGTTGTACAGGCTTAAGCGATGACGGTGGTAATGTTACTTTTACCGCTACATTTAATGGCATTACTGTAGAACAAGTATGGAATGTTTACCGAGCTAAAGCAGGCGAAACAGCCCCACTAATTCAGTTAAGTGCTACAGTAAAAGAGTTTGTATACAAAGATCAGTTTTCAACAGTTTCGCAAACTCCTTCTACAATTATTACGGCTAGAGTTGCTAATGTTTATGGCCCCGTCACGTTTACAGCGCAAGCATATAAACGTGATACTACTGCTCTCGGTACTCTGTATACTTGGCCTACTCAAAGTATTACAGCGCCTGCAAAAACAACAACTCTAACTATACCGGCCTCATCTTTTGATAGCATAGGCGTCGAAGTAGGCTATGTAGTAATAACTGCAACAATTGGTGGTATTTCTGATGTACTTACATTATATAGAGTTAATGATGGTACAGAACAAATCACAGTTTATTTATCAAACGAATCGCACGGCATAGCAGCTTACGCAGACGGAACAACTACTATAAGTAGTTACGTTGGAAGTGGTACTCTAATTGAAGTTAAACAGGGTAATACCTATTTACCTGTAGATAATAGTGATCCTTTTGAAAACGGCACTTGGACAGTAACTAGTTCTCCTGGTACAGATATTGTGTGTAGTGCAGGATCTGTTGGACCAAATTTTATTCTTTACGGTGCGCACTCTGGCATGTCTAACAATAAAGAAATTGCTTTTATTGATTATACTATTGCAGGTAAAACAACTACTGGAGTTCCGTTTAGCATTGTAAAACGTCAAAGTTTTACAAAATCAAAAGAAGGTGTCAGAGGGGCCACAGCACGAGCCGTATCTATTACAGCACCTAGCCAACTATTTATAACTAACAAAAACACTACTACACCATCAACAGCTAACATAGTATTAACAGCAGTGCAAAGTAACTTTGTTAACCCACAATATACTTGGGAAATACAAAACCCAACGACTAAAGTTTATGCAGCTCCAGGAACTGCAGGTATTATTGATGGTAGTACTTTTACATTAAATAGCTTTCCAGCAGTAGCTTCAAAGACCGTAAGAGTAACAGTAACGGAAACAGTAAACGGCGAGTTTTTTAGCGAATTCGACATATTTTCAATATACAGCTTACGCGAAGGCGATGATTCTTTTTCAGCTGGATTATCAAACGAAAATCAAACTATTACATACGATAGTGCAGGCCAACCAAATTCAGGACAATTTCCGCTTCATAGTACTATGCAAGCTTACCTTGGAACTATACCCTTAAATGCTGACAGCACACCGCCAGTTAGATTTATTGCTAATAGTTATAATGGCGGAGGCACGTTTAATATTGATAATACAGGATATATTACAATTAACGAGCCACTAACACAAAACGCAGCTATCGCAGTTTTTAGTGCCGTACTTTTTTATGGTACGCCACAAGCAAGAGTTATTACCAAAGAACTAACAATTAGTAAGTCTAAAGATGGCAATACTGGAGAAGGTACTGCACAAATATATACTCGTAGTAATGGTAGACCTAATACTCCTGTAACTAGTACTGGATTACCTACTGTTCCAGCAGGAGAACCTGTGTGGTCTCTTACTGTTGAAGGGGCTACAGGAGCTTTTCCACTTTGGACTAGCTTTGGTCAGCGTGGAGCAAACTCTGCTTACTATACATGGCAAACACCTGTACGTGTAGAAGGTGTCCAAGGCGACAAAGGGGATCCTTTACGTAGCGCTACTGGATTTATCTATTATAATGCAGCCTCAGGCACAGCGCCAGGTAAGCCTGCAACACCAACTAGCTATAGTTTTGATACAGGTTTATTCACTGGATTAGACACAAGCTGGGCAACAACATTTACAGCAGCTACTAATACAAACAGTAGTAATTGGTCCCTTAGATACACTGTCCAAGAAACAGTGTATGGTG